TAGAAAGATGGCTGTAGGTGGTGATGTAATGCCTATGGAGCAAGCTCCTGTAGGACAACCTGCTGCACCTGCTATGCAACAGACACCTGAAGCTATTCCTACTGGATCACCTACGCTAACTGAAGAACAGATGTCTAAGATTCAAGAGACTGCAAAGAATATGCAGAATCGAAAAATAGACATTGATCAATCTTTAATATCGCCACCTACTGAAGGTGTTACTTCATCTGATATTATCTTAAGTAATTTAACAGATGCAGGGTACAAAGGTAATCCTGAAGTATTCTTACGTGCTTTAACTATCCGTTCTAAACAGAAAAAAGTAGCAGTTGCTCGATTCTCAGACACTGTGTTTGTAGGTGTACCTGTAGATAACGAGACAATGACTGTTCATTTGTTTAGTAAAGACCCACCCCAAAAAGTACAAGACTCAATTAAAGCGGGTATTCAAACATTACAGAATGCTGGCATTAAAAGAATTCAATCACAGACTACGAATGTAAGTTTATTAAATATGCTTAAAAAACTCCCTTACCAAACCTCTGTAGAGGAAGATAACGGCAACTATAACTTGTCAATGGAGATTGGTAAATGAGTAACAACGGTAGTGGTATCCCAGTAGTATCCAATATTGTTAATTCAGTAGGTGATGTATTTGATAAAGCAGATAACTGGACAGAACAAGTAGGTGAAGATCTATCTAAGATAGACCCCGGTCCTGCTATTGGTAAGATTGGAGAAACCTTTGATAAAGAGGTATTGCAAAATGTAGACGTTGGTACAGTTGCTACTGTAGCGGCTATTGCTACACAGCAATACTATTTAATCCCCTATATTGCTGCAGCTAATACGGCTATCAAAGGCGGGGATGTAGTAGACATTGCAACCTCTTTTGGTATTTCTTACGTTGCCGGTGAGTTTGCACCTCAAGTATCTCAGGGTCTTACAGAGGCAGGAGCAGGACAAGTTGCTGCTGCAGTTGGAACAGGTGCTACTGTTGGTGCTGGTTCTGGTGCTGCAAAAACAGTAGCTGCAGGTGGGGATTTTGAAGATGTACTAAAGAACACAGGTAAAGGTGCTGTTGTAGGCGGTGTTACTGGAGGTGTTTCTCAAGGCGTATCTCAAGGCTATGATGCTTTTAAGAGTGAATTAGGTTTTGGTCAACCTACTCTTCCATCTGCTCAGGCAGATGCTGAGTTCGCTGCAGCACAGGCAGAAAGCTTACGTAATCAGCCCGGAGGAGTTAGTGATGCACAGATGGCAGACACACTGTCTCGTGAGGGAATTGATAAATTTGCAGCACAAGATATTGCTACATTAACAAATCAAGGTATCGGTCAAGATGCTGTTGCACAAAACCTTGCAGCCTCCTACTCTCCGGGAGAGATCTACAAACCTATCCAAGTAGATACGGACTTAGAAAAAGCAGGTAAGAAGCTTGCCTCAAAAGTAATTACTAGTAGTATCCTTGATGAAGTATTCCCAACACCTATCTATGATCCAAATATGTATGGGCGTAAGACAGGTGGAGCAGGGGACACAGGCATTAACTATGGCAACACAGGGGATGGTAGTGACTTGATGGGCACTACTAACGTAGACCTAACTGCAGTAAGTCCGTCACAGTATGACCTTAAGAAGTTTGTAAATGCAGCAGGAGATAGTCGTTTAATCTCATTTAAAGATAACAAACCAGAGGCACCTATCCCTCCCGGCTACACTGAAGCAGAAACAATTGGTAAAGCAGAGGGTGGATTAATAGGTAATAATTCTACAACTATGGTAAAATATAGTAACAAGCCATTAATGGGTCCTCGTAAAACAATCAAGAAACCCAAAGAAAAGAAAGCTACTGCTGGAAAGGGGCTAGCAGTACGTAAAACATAATACCCCCTTAATCATGGCTACCTAATACCCCAGCTAGTCTGGCAACTGTTAGCCCCAACAATGAGGAAAGCATGGAACTTACACAAGTAGAAACACCTAAGAAAGTTATGTCTGGATTTGCAACACGTAATGCCAGTGAAGCTCGGATCAAACAAGAAGAAGAAGAGCTAAAGAAGTTAACAGAAGAGAATACTGCTGCTGCACAGGCAACAGACGTAGCTCAAAAAGCAACGGCTGAAGGGGAAGAAGATGATTCTAACCTAAGTGCAGAAGAGAAAAGCTTTAAGAAGAGGTATGGAGATTTACGTAGGCACACTCAGAAGCAACAGATTGATCTGCAAAAGCAGATTGATGCACTGCAAGAACAACTACAGTCATCTACAGCTAAGCAAATGAGACTACCTACCTCTGAAGAAGAGCTAGATAAGTGGGCAAGTGAGTTTCCTGATGTGGCTAAGATTGTAGAAACAATAGCTATGAAGAAGGCTAAAGAACAGAATGCCTCTATTGAAGAGCGTTTTAAACAGCTTGATGAGATGCAGGCTCAGACTCTACGGGAAAAAGCTGAAGCAGATTTAATGCGTTTACACCCAGACTTTGATGAGATTCGTGAGCAATCAGAGTTTCATGACTGGGTAGATGAGCAGCCTAAGTGGATTCAGGATGCCCTATATGCCAATGAAGCAGATGCCGTATCAGCTGCCCGTGCCATTGACCTGTATAAAGCAGACAAGGGTATCGGTACTAAGAAGGCTAAGAGATCTGATGATAAAGAAGCTGCCAAGGAAATCAAGGGAGCTAAGCGTACAGGCTTTGATGCCTCAGATGCACAGGGTACTTTCCGTGAATCAGACGTAGAACGTATGTCTTCAGCAGAATATGAAAAGAACCAAGAGGCTATTGTTGCTGCTATTCAGTCAGGTAAGTTTATTTACGATAAGTCTGGTTCTGCCAGATAAGTCTTGACAAATAGAAGTTTTAGTTTATAACTGTAGTACAAAGGGACAGGTAAGCCTACGCTTACTTTCCCTTCTTAAATCGCCTAATGATGCCGCTTTAGCTAAGCCAACCATCTAAGTCAGGCAAAAACCTTAGTAGTACCTGTATAACGCAGCATTGTATTTCAACGGACTACCCTACAGCGTTAGCCCATATACCTTAGCGGATCTAGAACTCTAAGTTATATGCACCTAATAGACAAGGCTCCATGAATATATGTAAGCGTATTTTGTAGCAATACATTCATTCAATTTAGGAGAAATCTAAAATGGCATTTTCATCAGCAGCAGGTTACGGCAATTTACCTAATGGTAATTTTAGCCCAGTAATCTATTCCAAGCAAGTACAACTTGCATTCCGTAAAGCTTCTACTGTCGAAGCTATCACTAACAGCGACTACTTCGGTGAGATCGCTAACATGGGTGACTCTGTAAAGATCATCAAAGAGCCAGAAGTTTCAGTTCAGTCATATGCTCGTGGTACACAAATCACTGCACAAGACCTGAATGACGAAGACTTCACATTGACTGTTGACCAAGCTAACTACTTCGCATTCAAGATTGACGATATCGAAGCAGCCCATAGCCACGTTAACTTCATGAGCATGGCTTCTGATCGTGCAGCTTATCGCTTGCGTGACCAGTATGACCAAGACGTTCTTGGCTACCTCTCTGGTTTCAGCCAGTCAGCTAAGCACTCTAGCCCAGACACAGTCCGTACTACTTACCCCGGTACTAAGGCTTTGACAGAAGCTGGTTCAGATGAGTTGTTATCCACAATGAAGTTAAGCCGTCCATCTTTTGGTCAGTTGACTTCAGCTGGTTCCACAGGTGATTCTATTCCTTTGGCTCCACGCCTTCCCGGTGCAACAGCATTGCCAACAGCTACTATATCTCCATTACAAGTAATCGCTCGTATGGGTCGCTTGTTGGATACACAGTTAGTTGACTCACAAGGTCGTTGGATTGTTCTTGATCCAGTATTTATCGAGTTGTTGAAAGACGAAGATAGCCGTTTATTGAATGGTGACTTCGGTGGATCTGGCTTGCAGAATGGTTTGATTTTGAACAACTTACATGGTTTCCGTGTATACGTTTCTAACAACCTACCTAAAGTCGGTACTGGTCCCGGTACAGCTGGTTCTTCTGCTCAGTCTTCTAACTACGGTGTTATCGTTGCAGGTCAAGATGCTGCTGTTGCATCTGCTCAACAAATCACCAAGACAGAAAGCTATCGTGATCCAGACAGCTTTGCTGACATTGTACGTGGCATGCACTTGTATGGTCGCAAGATTCTTCGTCCAGAAGCAATCACTGTTGCCCGTTACAACGCAGCTTAATTTAAGGAGAAATAGAAATGGCTTTAGTTCAATCAGTACGCAATCATGCGTACAAAATCGAGAAGTTTATTAGTGTACCTGCTACCTCTGGTACTACTGTAGGAATCTCTGTTCCTGCTGGTACTATGGTATTGGCTGCTGGTTTTCAAAACACAGTTGCAGTTCCTGATGTTACTACCTATACTGTCGCAGTGACAGATGGTACTACTACTTTCATGTCTGCTACTAGCTTTGATGCTGCTGCTATCAACACAATTAAGGCTGGTAGTACTGCAGGCTTAATTGCTACTGCTGATACCATCGATGTATTAACTGTTATCTCTGGCTCACCCGGTGTAATCACTGGTCGTGTTTGGGCAATCGTTGTTGACGTAAACAAAGCTGCAGATGCTGCATCCTCTGTTGATCGTGAGCAATTAGCTTAAGTAGTTGATGTATAAGGGTGGGGGTCAAAAGCCCCCATCTTTCTTTCTTTAGAATAAAGGCAATAGCGTGGCTTATAACTTCTTAGGTTTAGTTAATGACGTTAATAAACGTCTTAATGAAGTAGAGTTGACAAGTGCTAACTTTGCTAGTGCTAAAGGATTCTATTCACATGCTAAAGATGCAGTAAACTCAGCAATACAAGATATCAACCAGTTGCAGTTTCAATGGCACTGGAATCATACTACACAGGAAACTACACTCACTGCGGGTACTACTCGCTATGCTTATCCTGCTAATGCGAAAACTATTGACTTCGATACTTTCCGCATTAAGAAAAGTTCTACATTTAATAACAACACAATTAAACTTCGTATCATTGCTTACGAAGAGTACTTAGAAAAGTTTGCTGATCAAGAGTACACAACAGATACAAGTGTACGTGATACACCTCAGTATGTATTTCAAACTCCTGACCGTAAGTACGGTGTTGTCCCTGCACCTAATGCAGCCTATACAATAGTATATGAATACTATGCTAGCACTACTGATTTAGAGAATGCAACAGATATCCCTATAATCCCTGAGATGTATCGTCATGTTATTGACGAAGGTGCTATGTATTATTCTTATATGTTCCGTAGTAATGAACAAGCTGCAGCTATCTCAAAAGCTAAGTTTGAAGAAGGCATTAAGCATATGCGTATCCTGCTTGTCAATCGATATGACTACGTAAGAGGAACTGCACTACCAACTAACAAACGTACTATTGCTGGCTTTAGGGTTTACTAATGGCAGATAAATGGCAGACGTACCCGTTTGAGTTTAGGGGTGGTCTAGTAACAAACTTGCCTCCGCTACAGCATGGTATATCTTTACCGGGTAGTGCTAGGATACTACGTAACTTTGAACCATCCATTGTGGGTGGTTATCGTAGGATTGAAGGATTTGAGAAGTACGATACTACTGCTGTTCCATCGTATGCCAGTATCAGGGTTCATGGTAGTGGTCAAACAGGAACAACTTTAGTAGTAGCAAATTTGTATACATCTCCTGCAGAGGGAACTGTCTTTACTATTGCAGGGGTAGCAGGAACATACACTATAGCAGCAGGTGGTGTTGCATACAACTCTACTTATAAACGTGCAACATTAACACTTACAACTAGCCTTGCATCAAGCCCAGCAAATGCTGCTGTAATTACTGTAACAAGTAATACTGGAACAATTAATGGTTTAGCTGCATGGCGTAGTAAAGTTCTTGCAGTACGCAATAACTCTGTATTTAAAAGTTCTAGCTTTGGTTGGACTCAGATTAATATACCTAGCTACGGTACTGTACTTGTTAATGGTGGATCACAGACAGGTGCTAGCTTAATTGTTGATGGTCTTACTTATGCCCCACAAGAGGGTGATACATTTACAATAGCTGGAGTAAACCTAGTATACACAGTACTAGCAGATGCAACTGTTACATCGGGTGGTGCTACTTTAAGTATCAATCCAAGTCTAGCATCTAGCCCAGCAGACAATGCAGCTATTACTTTCCTAACTGCTAACAGAACAGGCAGTTCAAAGAACAGATTTGAGAAGTATCGTATTGGCACTACTGAAAAGATTGCTGGTGTAGATAGTGTCAATGCTCCATTCTTATATGACAATACTACATTCAGAGCATTGAATGAAGCACCAAGTGAAGTACTAGCTGCAGAACATATTTGCTGGTTTAAGAACCAAATGTTCTATGCTAAAGGTGACATACTAACTTTCACTGCACCCTTTAGTGATGATGATTTTAATGCAGCTAATGGTTCTGGTACTATTAATATGGGTAGTGCAATCACAGGATTGATTGTATTCCGTGAGCAGTTGATTATCTTTAGTCAACAGAAGATATCTCGGTTAGTAGGTAATACGATTGCTGACTTTATGTTACAGCCTATCACGTTAAACATTGGCTGTATTGATACAGATACCATCCAAGAGATTGGTGCTGACATTATATTCTTAGGTCCTGACGGTCTAAGACTATTGAGTGCAACAAATAAGATTGGTGACTTTAGTATAGCTGTAGTATCAAAGTCTATTCAAAGTGAGATGACAAGTTTCATTGGTTCGTCTGCTTCTTTCTGTAGTGTAGTTATTCGAGAGAAGTCACAGTATCGTTTGTTTGGATTTAGTTCTTCTGTTACTGCCCAGAATGCTGTAGGTATTTTAGGTACACAGATTATAGGTAATGAGACAGGTGAAATATCTTGGGCAGAGGTAAGAGGAATAAAAGCATACGTAGCAGATAGTGACTACTACTCTCGTGTTGAGACTGTAGCATTTGCTCAGACAGATGGCTATGTATACAAGATGGAATCTGGAAGTAGTTTTGATGGTGCTAATATTGTAGCTACATTTTCTACTCCATTTGTACCAATGACTGATCCTAGATTACGTAAGACATTTTATAAAATGTTCTTGTATACAGATCCAACAGGTAGTGTTACCACATCAGCTAACTTAAAGCTTGACTTTGACGATGAAGGTGTGATACAACCAGATACCATAACACTGTCAAATGACACAGGTGCTGTAGGTTTTTATGGATCACCAACAGCTACATACGGATCTGCTATATACGGAACTAAGTTAAAGAAACTATTTCAAACACAGGTAGTAGGATCTGGTTTTACTGTGTCACTTCAGTTTGTTTCAGAGAGTACTGATCCTGCATTTTCACTTGATGCTGCAACTTTAGAATACGCAACATTCGACAGACGATAAGGTAAAGATATGTCTACAGGTTATACTCGTGCTGATACAGTCAACAATATTGCTGACGGTAATATCATTAATGCAGCAGACTTAGATTCGGAATTTGATTCGCTTGCAGCTGCATTTGATGAGGTTACAGGGCATACGCATGACGGTAGTGATTCACAAGGTGCACCAATCACTAAGGTTGGTCCTACTCAAGATATCGTAGTAACAACTGGTGGAGCTATTCCAAAGACTACTAACACAGTAGACTTAGGTTCTGCAACATTTCAGTACAAAGATTTGTATGTTGATGGTACTGCATATGTAGATGCAATTGATTTTAATGGTACTGTACTTACACCAACAGGTACTGAGTTAAACTTTGTTGATGGCGTTACCTCTGCTATTCAAACTCAGTTAGATGCTAAGCAACCTCTTGATGCTGACTTAACTGCAATTGCAGGTCTTACATCAGCAGCTAATAAAGTACCGTACTTCACTGGCTCAGGCACAGCAGCAGTAGCAGACTTCTCTGCTTTTGGTAGAACACTGGTAGATGATGCAGATGCAGCTACAGCAAGAACTACCCTTGGTCTAGTAATCGGAACTAACGTACAAGCCTATGATGCTGAGCTTGCAGCTTTAGCAGGTGTGACTTCTGCAGCAGATAAAGTACCTTACTTTACTGGATCAGGTACTGCTGCAGTAGCAGACCTCACTACCTTTGGTCGTAGTTTAATAGATGATGCAGATGCAGCTACAGCACGTACAACTTTAGGTTTAGTGATTGGCACTAATGTACAGGCTTATGATGCTGACTTAGCTGCCATTGCAGCATTAACTCCTACCGATAATAACTTTATTGTAGGAAACGGTACTGCCTTTGTTGCTGAATCTGGTGCTACTGCTAGAACATCATTAGGTCTTGGTACTATTGCTACTCAGGATTCTAGTAACGTAAGTGTTACTGGTGGATCTATTACGGGTATTACTGACATAGCTATTGCTGACGGTGGTACTGGTGCATCTACTGCTACTGCTGCAATTAACAATCTTCTACCAGCACAGACAACAGCATCAGGTAAGTACCTAAAGTCTGACGGTACTAATACTTCTTGGGATGACTTGAATATCAGTACTGCTGATATCACTGGTACTCTTCCTATTGCTAATGGTGGTACAGGTGCTACTTCAGCAGGTGCTGCAAGAACTGCTCTTGGCTTAGTGATCGGTACCGATGTACAAGGTTACGATGCACAATTAGCTGATATCGCTGCGCTTTCTCCAACTCTTGATAACTTCATTGTTGGCAATGGTACTAACTTTATATTAGGGACACCTTCTGCTGCAAGGACTTCTTTAGGTTTAGGTACTGCAGCTACAACTGCAGCAACAGATTATGCTACAGCTGCACAAGGCACTAAGGCAGATACAGCATTTGGCTGGGGCAATCATGCCTTAGCTGGTTACTCAACTACGACAGGAGATCCTGCGGGCACTGCTGTAGCAATGGCAATTGCATTAGGATAAGGAAAACAAATGGCAAATACTTTTACTTCATATGTCAACAAAGACGTTGGCACTTCTGCTGCTACAGTAGTAACTGTAGGTGCATCTACTCAGACTACTGTGATTGGCATGTCATGTGCTAATACTACTGCTAGCCCTGTTACTGTTGATGCTTACATTACTCGCTCTGCAGTTAACTACTATTTAGTTAAAGGTGCAACAGTACCTGTTGGTGGTTCATTAGTTATTGTTGGTGGAGATCAGAAAGTTGTTCTGATTACTAGTGATGCACTTAAAGTGGTTAGCTCTACTGCTAGCTCTATAGATGCAGTTACTGCTGTTCTGAATATTACCTAAGAGGTTTAAATGCCATACATCGGAGCAACCCCCACTACTCAGAGTTTTATCTCTGGTACTGATTACTTTAATGGTACAGGATCAGCGACTGCTTTTACTTTAACTCGTGCAGTAACTTCTGTTAACGATATTCAAGCTGTTGTTAATAACGTAGTTCAAGTACCTAATGATGCTTACACAATCAGTGGCACTACTATTACATTTACCTCTGCTCCATCGGCAGGTACTAGCAACGTCTATGTTCGCTACCTAAGCACAACCACGCAGGCAATTACACCAAGTCAAGGTACAGTAGGTTGGAGCCAGTTAAACGCTGACACCCAGCAAGACCTAGGTATTAGCTTCAAGAACCGCATCATCAACGGCAATATGGTCATCGACCAAAGAAACGCTGGTGCATCTATTACCGCTAATGATGACACTTATGCTCTTGATAGATTTAAAACTGCGGCTTCACAATCATCAAAATTAACTGCCCAACAAAATGCCGGCTCTGTAACACCACCAGTAGGTTTTAGCAGATACCTTGGATACACTTCAAGTTCTGCGTATTCAATTACTTCTACTGATTACTTTACTATTCAGCAAGGAATAGAAGGTTTTAACATGGCAGACCTTAATTGGGGAACTGCAAACGCTAAAACTGTAACCTTGTCGTTTTGGGTTCGTTCTTCATTAACTGGTACTTTTGGCGGTTCGTTAAGAAACGCATCTGCTGATAGGTCTTATCCTTTTACATACACCATCAATACCGCAAACACTTGGGAATACGAAACTATTACTATTGCTGGCGATACTAGCGGAACATGGGGCGCTACAAATGGTGGCGGCATATATTTAGGAATTGGTCTTGGTGTTGGTTCTACATTAAGTGGAACTGCTGGTGCATGGGCTGGTTCAAACTTTCGTTCAGCCACAGGCGCAACATCCGTAGTAGGAACAAACGGAGCAACTTTCTACATTACTGGTGTTCAACTAGAGGTAGGCACACAGGCAACAACTTTCGATAACCGCTCCTATGGTACTGAATTGGCTTTGTGTGAACGCTACTATCAAGATTTTACTGACAGGACTGCTAATGGATACGCTGGTTTCTTTACAGGCTATGTAGCTAGCGGTGGATATAACATTTCAATGTATATGACATTTCCAACAGCAATGAGAATTGCTCCAGCAATTACTATTAGTGGGTGGGCTGGTGGTATTCAACCTTCTCCTTTGTCAGGAACAAATGGAACTGCACTTTATTATGCGGCTGGAAGCGGGGGTCTTTTTACTTTTAGAAGTGGTGCTGGGGTGTTTAATGCAAGTGCGGAGCTATAATTATGTATAAAATTCAAATGTTTGAAGGGCAACAAGTTGGTATTATTCGTGTCGCTACTAATACCTATATCCCACTTGTTGAAGGAAATACAGACTACCAAGCCTACCTCAAGTGGCTGGCTGAAGGTAACACACCCCTACCTGCGGAGAATACATAATGGCTGTTAGTACAATTCAAAACGCATCCCTAGCCAGCGGTGTGCCTAGTGCAAGTAAGTTGCCAGCAGGTAGTGTATTGCAGGTAGTACAAGGCACAGTTGTAACAACCACAACATCAACCAGTTCTACTACTTTTGTAACAACTGGAATTACAGCATCTATCACTCCCTCAAGTGCTAGTAGCAAAATTTTAGTGCTTGCAAATACAAGTATGGATTCGCAGTCAAATGCGTATCAAGGACTTTTTACAATTTATAGAAATTCTACTAATGTGGTAGATAGTGGTAGTTCTTCAGGAAGTGGTTTTAATGGTGCTTTTGGAGCATCTTCAAGAGTTCAAATTGCTCAAAGTGTAGCTTTTTTAGATTCACCAGCTACGACATCTGCAACAACTTATACCATTTATGTAAGGACAACTGGTGGCGGTATTATTGCTAACTCAACTTGTAGTGGATATGTAACCCTTATGGAGATTGCAGGATGAGTCTAAATATATTTAACACATTACAAAAGTTATACCCCCAAGTTATTACTTTGCGTGGCGATATTGCTTACGATGCAGAAGGCAACGAAGTAGCTTATGACCTACAAGCAGTTCAGGCTGAAGTACAAGCCAACGCATACAAAGGACTTCGTGCAGCCGAGTACCCAGCAATTGTTGACCAACTAGACACAATCTTCCATGATGGTTTAGACGCATGGAAAGAGCAGATTCAAGCAGTAAAAGATAAATACCCAAAGGCATAACCTATGAGCTACATCGGTAATCCCATAGTATCAACAAACTTCCCTACAGATACCTTCACTGGCAATGCAAGCACTACTGCTTTCACTATGTCTATTGCACCTGCATCTGTCAATGCAGTCATCGTGATTGTGTCAGGTGTTACACAAGATCCTTCCACATATACTATCAGTGGAACTACTCTCACATTCAGTGCTGCACCCCCAAGTGGCACAAGTAATATCTCTGTGAGACACTTAGGTGTTGCAGGTATCCCTAACACTCCTTCTGCTGCTAGCGTAGGCTTGTCAGCATTTTCTGCAACAGGAACACCATCATCTTCTACATATCTTAGGGGTGATAATAGCTGGGCTTCTGTTGGTGCAGTTAATGATGTGTTCTATTTAAACAGTAATACTATAACAGCTAACTATACTTCTCCAGCAAACTACAATCTAATGAGTGCTGGTCCTATCACTATCAATACTGGGGTGACTGTAGCAATCGACACCACAGGTAACTGGGTAATCGTCTAAGGAAAATATATGGCTGGTCAATTAACAATAGACACACTAAGGGCAGGTAGCGGAGTTCTTGCCACGCAAAACGGCATGACAGGTATTGCTAAAGCATGGGTGCAATTTGCTGGGTCTACTGGAACTATTAACGGAAGTTTTAATGTTAGTTCTGTTACTTACAATACAACAGGCGATTACACCGTAAATTTTTCTACAGCAATGGCTAACATAAATTATGCAGTTACCGCAAGTGTAAGCCCAAACTATGCTAGTCAAAATATGGGAAATATAAATTTGTTTTCTAACTATGCTGGAACAGTAGAACAAGCACCAACTACTTTAGCATTTAGATTTTTTGTTTCTGATTGGACAAATAATAGATACAACCCAAAATATGTATGCGTTTCGGTACAAGGTTCATAAGGATAAATCATGGCTGGCACACTAACAATATCAACACTATCAGACGGCACTAATAGCACTTCTTCTACTAACTGTATTCAAGGTTCTGCTAAAGCATGGGTTAACTTTTACGGAATTTCTGCTGGGACTATTAGAGCCTCTTACAATGTAAGTTCTGTTACTCGCAATGGCACAGGAGATTACACAGTAACTTTTACAAATGCTTTTGTTGATGCAAACTACACAATGGCTGGCTCTTACGAAGGCGCATCAGATCCGGGTGCTTTATTTCCATACGCAAGTGGTGGAAGCGGGACTGCTCCAACTTTAATAACTACAACGCAATATCGCATGAGAACAACTGGACCATCAGATGCTTATTGGATTAGTGCTGTATTTCATCGTTAATTTAAAGGAATCAAAATGACACAAGCAATTATATTTACTAACTCCAATGGCGGTGTATCTGTTTGCATCCCTACTGGCGAAATTTCAATCGAAGCTGTTAAAGAAAAAGATACCCCTGTTGGTTCTTTAATTGTTAACACTTCTGACCTACCAACAGACAATGACTTTTTTGATGCTTGGGAACTAGCTAACGGAGTAGTTACTGTTAGCCTAGCTAAAGCTAAAGACATCACTAAAAAGCGTTTAAGAGCAGAGCGTATCCCACTCTTAGCCGCACAAGATGTTCTATTCCAACGAGCACAAGAAGCTAATGCAGATACTACTGCTATCGTTGCTGAAAAGAATCGTCTGCGTGATGTAACAACTTTAGCTGATGCGGCTACAACTTTAGCTGGTTTGCGTAGTCTTAAAGCTGGAGTGTAATTATGGCAGTTACTATTCGTGGTTCAGGTCAGTTATTAGTTCAAATTCAAAACACAACTTTAACAACAGGAACATTCACTTCTACATCTACTTCTTTAACTAATATTACTGGTTTGGCAGTAAATATTACTCCTACAAGTTCTTCAAATAAAGTGCTAATTACGGTAGGAATTACTTATGCACAAGCATCAAACTATAATGTAGGGTTTGTGCTTTTAAGAAATGGAACTCCAGTAGGTGTTGGCACAAGCGGAACAACTGGACCAAATCTTTCTTTTGCCGCATCACCAGCAGGAACTAATACCCCAAGCAATGCTAATTGGACTTATTTAGATTCTCCAGCAACTACTTCTGCGGTTACCTATCAAATTCAAATGCGACAACAAGCTAGTGGTGGTACATTTGCATTAAATTTTGCAAACAGTTACTTAAATGGCGGAACCGATGTTTATCACGGTTGTTTTACATCATCAATTACTGCACAGGAAATAGCGTATGCCTAATTACCATTTAATACTTGGAACACTTTATGTTGATAAACAATGGTCAATGAGTGGCGATGACTATAGTGGTTTAAATTGGTTAGACAAATCACCAAAACCAACTAAAGAAGAACTAGATTCTAGACAAGCTGAAGCTGAAACAACTGTTATAGCAAATCAGCAAGCAAAAGAAGCTACAAAGGCTTCTGCACTCGCTAAACTAACTGCACTTGGTTTAACCCAAGCTGAAGTAATTGCACTGACAGGAGCAGCATAATGGCGTTAACACAAGTACCATCGGGCATGATTGCCCCAGCACAAACCTTGTCGGTTAACGGTGTCACATTCCCTGCAACACAATCTGCTAGTGCTGATGCAAATACATTAGATGATTATGAAGAAGGTACTTGGACACCAACAATTAGTTCGGGTTCAGGAACAATTACAACCTCTAGTTTTTCAGGTGCTAAATATACAAAAATTGGTAATGTTGTAGAAGCCACAGTTAACATAACAATAACAACAGTTGGTACGGCTGGTGGTTCTTGTAATTTTACACTTCCATTTACAGGCACAAATACTGTGCAAATAGCTGGTTACGGAATGGAAGTCAACACAAACGGAGCAATGTTAAAAGGAAATTTGCAAGCCAATAGTGCTACAGAACAGATTACATCTTATAACAATACTAGTCCATTTAGCTTTGGTAATGGCTCTGTGTTTGTAATGACTTCTGTTTATCAAATTTAAGGATTAAAAATGGCACTTACAGAAAAAATTGAAATAGACCAAATTGAGATTGTAGCTAATTGGAATATCCAAGTTCGCCAAGCTACTGTTATTGAACGAGATGGTCAATTTGTATCAAGAACATTTCATCGCTGGGTATTGCAACCTGATTCAGACATTAGCGGTCAAGAACAAAAGGTCAAAGACATTTGCAATGCCGCATGGACACCAGCGGTTAAGGTTGCCTATGAAGCGTTTAAAGCGGAGCAGGCAGCTAGACAATTATGAGCGATCAAAATCAAATAGACCTGTTCAAGTACGGGCAACTTGTAGCCCAAGTAGATAACATGGAAAAGAAAATAGATAAGCTAGAAGCTGGCATGGAAGAACTATTGGGATTAGCCAATCGTTCTAAAGGGGGTTTCTGGGTGGGCATGATGGTTGTCTCTGCTATATCTACTCTTGTAGGGTACCTCACAAGTCACGTCGTAAAATGAATAATGTCAGATCCATTTGGAATAACACAGGGTGTTAAATCTGTCACAAGTTCAATCAATGAATCTGTAAAGGCTAGTCAAGAATTAAGCAAAGCAATTGATGGTGTTTTAGAAGTAGCAAACAAAGCTGCTAAAGAAAGGGCTGAGTCAAGAAAGAGTGCTAGACAGGTTAATCCTGACACCACCACCATTATTGAAGCAGTCGATGAGTGGCAAAGACTTTTAATCGCTAGGCAGTCAGAAGCAAAGATTCAAGAACAAATTACCAGTAAGTATGGTAATCATGCTTGGGAAGATATACAAGGAATTAAAGCTCGCAAGCAGTGGGAAGATAAAAGAGATAGGTATTTAGAACAACACGACAGACGGGTAATGAAAAGCGTAATGTTGTTATGCTATATCTTTGCTGCGTGGGTAGCTTACGAATGTACTTGGGGAATGTGGAGATAATATGTTTGGAATAGATGACATCATTGGCGTAGGAATGAAGTTAGTTGATAAACTAATTCCTGATCCTGCACAAAAAGCACAAGCACAATTAGACCTAGCTAAGTTAGCTCAAGAGGGTAAACTTGCTGACCTTCAAGCTGACATGAATGAGCAGAACAATGTATCAGACAGATGGAAAGCGGATATGTCTTCTGATTCGTGGCTATCTAAAAACATAAGACCAATGGCTCTGATAGCAATCCTTGGTGGTTACTTTGTCTTTGCAATGATGTCAGCCTTTGGATTGAATGCTAACGAAAGTTACGTAACTTTGCTAGGGAACTGGGGCATGCTCGTTTTTGGTGCATATTTCGGATCACGTACATTAGAGAAGGTAACAGAAATTAGGAGCAAAGCTAAGTGAATTTAAGTGAACACTTTACCCTTGAAGAATTAACACACACTAACCACAGGGAGTTTAGCAATGAACCTAACGAATCTGAAACAGAAAATCTCAAACGTCTTGCAGCTTTTCTTGAGCAAGTTAAAACAGTGTTGGGCGGCAAGCCTGTCATGGTTAACAGCGCATTTCGGTCCAAGGCTGTGAATGATTCTGTTGGATCGAAAGACTCCAGCCAACATCGTATAGGCTGTGCTGCTGACATCCGTGTCCCCGGCATGACCCCTAGACAGGTCGTAGAGGCTGTCATTGCATCGGACATAGGGTATGATCAGATCATAGAAGAATTCTCGTCATGGACCCATATAAGCGTTCCTAACACTATTGAAACTAAACCACGTAAACAAGCATTAATTATAGACAAAGCTGGTACTAGAATATTCTCTTAAGGTTTTCACATTATGGCAGATAAATCATTCACATCAAAACAAAAGGAAGTAGTAGCCCGTAGGATGGGTTACGAAGGTCCTATGAATATGTTTGATGAATATCTTAAATCAACTCCTTCTGATGCACAGAAGTATGGCACTATCGTAGATAAGTTTATGGCTCGTGGTGGCATGGTAAACAAGTATGCAACAGGTGGGGATGTAGTAGAAGATCCTGCTTTACTGACTGCTGCAGGTACAACTACCACAGGCGTAACAAATCTAGAAGGAGTAGATCCTGTAACAGGCAGACCTACCCAGCCTACTGTTTCAACTGTAACTCCTTCACTTATGACTGCAGCTGCAAATGAATCACTTAGCACTACACTAGCCCCTGCACAGGCAAGCACAGTCACTGGTGCTACTGCACCTACAGCCTCCACAATTACTGCACCCACAGCAACTGCTGCAAAGACAATGGAAGCTGTGTCTACTGCACCTACAGTAGCAGCTGTAACTGCTGCAACTAACGCTGCACAAGGTACTGTATCAGATCAGGCTAAAGTTGCTGCTGCTCAGGTTACTCCTACAGATACTCAAGTAAGTTCATTAGAAGCTGCACAAGGTACTGCAACACAAGTAACTGGTGCACCTACTCGTACACTACAAGCTGGTGAATTAGTTACTGGTCCTGCTGTAGACATGGCTACTGTAGAAGCTAACCTTGCTAAAAATGAAGCTGCACAGGGGGTAGTTACAGCAGAAATGACAGTTCAAGGTCAGCTTAATAACTTGATGACTAACTTTGAAACAGGTAACCCTCCACCTTGGGCTGCTGCTTCATTGCGTAATGCTACTGCACAGATGGCAGCTAGGGGTTTAGGTGCTTCTAGTTTAGCAGGTCAAGCTATCATTCAAGCTACACTCGAAGCTGCTACACCTATTGCTTCTGCAGATGCTCAAATATACCAGCAGATGGGATTACAGAATCTGTCTAACCGACAGCAAGTAGCTGTATTAAGTGCACAACAACGTGCTGCATTCTTAGGTCAGTCTTTTGACCAAGAGTTTCAGACTCGTGTAACTAATGCTGCTCGTGTAGCTGACATTGCTAATGTAAACTTTACTGCACAGCAACAGATTGCTTTAGAGAATGCTCGTCTTGCTCAATCTATGGACTTAGCTAACTTAAGTAACAAGCAAGCTTTAGTCATGGCTAGTGCAGCACAGATTGCTAACTTAGAAACTGCTAACTTAAACAATAGACAACAAGCTGCTGTAGTTAATGCTCAG